ATGACTACGAGTTTGCCGGTCGAGGAATCGCGCTTCCCTTCCTCTGTCGGCTCGGAACGCGAGGGCGGCGCCGCAACACTGTGGGGAGTGGGCGTCGCCGTCCTCGATTCTGATATCTACCGCGACATGCGCTGGTGCGCAAATTGCGGAGCTTTTCAGGAGTTTCTCGAGCCCATCGAATTCCGGAACGGCAGGTTGCGTTGCTGCCAAAAGTGTGGAGATGAGTACGTGCCACCGTTCACGAGAACGATCGCGGAGGTGGCGTAGATGGCACGAAGAAGCTTTTTAGATTTCGAATGGACGTTCTCTTCCCGAGTTCGGGAGCGCAAGTGCATGAACTGCCCCGCGCTCACTGCCGGATTCCTTACCTTGCGAAGCGGCATCCGCAAACCGCTTTGCTCAACCTGCTTTTTCTCTCAGATGAAAACGCCGCCAGAATCGCGTCCATCGCGGCTATTGCGTAAACCACCCAACTCTACGTGTCTCTCCAATGCGAGAGCAAGATCGGAGCAACTGCGCCTATGCTGACCTTTCACGGAAAACAGGAACTCAAGGATTCGCGCATCGCCCAGGTGCGCGCTCATCGCCTCGCCGATCAGTTGGTGAGGGGAGTTTATTGGCAAGACGGCAAAGGTTGCGCCGTCGGCTGCACGATTCACAGCGGAAGCCACGAAGCCTACGAAACAGAGCTCGGCATCCCAGTGGAGTTAGCCTACTTCGAGGACCGCGTCTTCGAAAGTCTTTCAAATGGAGCGGCGCTCATGTGGCCGGAGCGATTCCTTGAGGCAATTCCTGTAGGCGTCGATCTGCGCGCCACGCACGTAAATAAACGCTTTGTGTTGGCTCTCCTGACTGATGAAAAGCGCGGCCTAATCCCTCGCCTTGGCGACGAAGAGACGAAAAAACTGGCTTTCGAATTAGTGGAGTTCTTGAAAGCTGGGGTTTCGGCGCCATCGCCAACGGCCGCCCCGGAAGCCTTGAAGAAACTCGCCTATCTCGCCGAAATATTTTTGGAAGTGCTCGCCGCTAGCGCGCCGAGCACTTCCCTTGAGCCGTCGAGAGCCAAACGCCAGCGAGGTTTCAAGTGATGCACTCCGAACTCGTCAACCTTTGGCTGTTCGCCGCGGCGATCGCGAAGATGCTGCTGATGACCGGGCTCGGACCGGCGATGCTTCTCGGCGCCATCTTCGTGCGCTGCCCCTTTCCTTTTTGCGTATCGCCCGAATTGCACGAAGACGATCATGATGTCCGCGTGCCGATCGAGCGCTTCACGCCATTTCGTGAACAGGCCGAATTGTTTAAAAGTTCCGGGGGCGGGCAGTTAGCCCTTAGCGGCAAAGTGTCGTCAAGCGCCACTGTGTCGTGGGCAACAAGCCCGCTCCGGAAAAAGATGCGGAGGCACGCATGACATTCCAGCAACTCTTCTCTGCTCGCATGTTGCTGATGCGGGTGCAGCGCCACATCTCTCAAGCTGGACTCGTGGGATGGGATCACATGATTCCGGTGTTCCGCGATGCCAGCTACGACGAAGGATTTTTTATCGTCGAGGGGCTCCTGGTCGAACTGGAGCGCGAGTTTGACCAGAAGAGAAAGCGCTGCGACCGAAGAAAGCAACGTTCCCTTGATCGACGCGCGGATCGGCAGGTGCTCGCATGATCCGCACCGCGAAAATAATATTCTGCGACAACGAGCATGGGACGGGAGACGTTACGTATCCCGATTTCTACCAAGAATCGGCGGAGTTGGCTCAGTATTTCATCGTCTCGCTGAGCTTAAAAGAGACGCGCAAAGCCGCGAAGAAAGCGGGCTGGAGCCGACACAACGGCGCTGACTACTGTCCGCAATGCACTGAGGGTGGAATATGAGCGCCGCCTTCGCTCTCGACTTCTCCGGCGATCCAGTTCCCTGCGACTTCCCCGGATGTGTACTCGATGCCTTCCATGAAGGCGATCACACTCCAGAGGAGAAAGCGCCGATCCAATGGACATATGACCGGCACTGCGTCGTCTGCGGAGTTCCCTTCACTGTGTTGGGTGCCGACCCGAAGATGATCTTCTCGACGTGCGGATCGCGAGAATGCTTGTTGCACTATGCCCAGCATCACGCGCCGCCGGTCCCGATCACGTGCCGCTGTCCTCAGCGCGAATTCCCTCACGAGCTGGGCATCCACTTCAACCTGCGAAGTGAAGCCTACAACCCGAAATTGAAGTTCACCTGGCCGTGGAGTTTGTGCGCGAGTTCACGGATGGAACCTAGCGCGGAAAGGAAGGCATGAGCGGAGTTCCTAATCCAGACGGGGTAAACAAGTTGCGGCAGGCGTTTCGAGATTTTGCTTGGACGCGGGAGCGTATCGCTGAACTGCGCAAGTCCATCGCGGACGCGCAAGCAACTTTGGATCACCTGCAGGAGGAACTGCGCAAGAACCGCGAGGCCATAAAGAAGGGACTCGAAGAGATGGATGTATCAAGTCCCGGCAATCATGGATGGGAGCAGCGTTACTTTGAATTGCTGCTGACGCTGAGTGAGATCAGATGAGCCGAGCGCGGAAAGGAAGGCGTAGATGAAAATGAAAAAGGGGAAGACGAGCGACGCGAGAGCTACGCTGGAACATTCCGTCATCACCGGACTGAGCAAACGCGCGGACCTGACCGGTGTGACGATCACTGATGCCGAAGTCATGGTGCCCGATTTGATTGAAGCTATTTTTCATCCATCGGTGCGATGGGCCGTGGCGGCATATCTCAAAGAGCCTGAAGGCGCGGAGCCGAGCGCCGAAAGGAAGGCGTAGATGGCGTTCGAAGTTCGTAATACCGAAATTGAGGAGTTGCTTCGCATGCTGGGCCGCTGGCTAAAAGAGCAGATGCCGGAAGGTTTCGGTTTCTCGCTTCTGATCTTCAGCTACAAGCCGGGGTCGATGTTCTATACCTCAAGCGCCGAACGCGACACGATGATTCAAGCGATGCGGGAGTTCATCGCCAAACACGAGCACAACTAGGAGACGACCGTGATCACCGTCAAATATTCCTGCAAGCTATGCGGCGCCGACAAGATCGAACTCACCGTTCCCGCACGCAAGGACGATGAGGACGTTGTCGAGTTCGTGCGGGAGACCGCGCGGCTGGTCGGCATTCATCACTCGCACCGCAACTGCAAAGGGACAAGGTGCGACCTGATGATTCCGACATCGGACGACGGCGTAGTCGGGAATTTTACCCAGCCACGCAAGGAACCCACTTCATGAGCGCCGCGGCCATCTTCGATCCCATCGCCGATCTCCTCGATCTCGATACCGTCGAGCGTTGCCGCTTCTGCGGCTGCACCGAGGATGCGCCCTGCCGCATCTCGATTGCTCAGGATGACGACGGCACAGTTCGCCTGGCGCGCACTCCCCAGGAGACGGCCGACGAGGTTCCCTGCGGCTGGTATTTGCCCGGCGTATGCAACGCTCCACAGTGCCTGGAAGGGCTGATCGCGGAATGGCGATCGGTGCGGCTTTTCGGCGCAGACGGGAGAAGGCTGGCGTGAGCCTCTCGAACCTCGATCGAGTCCGCATGCGGCGACAACTCGAAGCTTTACGTCGCTGCCGCATAGAAGAAGCGCGCGCGGCGCTGGTGGCCGATTTCACCCGAAGCGCGAAACGATCCCATGACGCCGCACAGAAGAGGCGTCGCATGAGAAAGCCGGTGGCGGCGTGACGCGGAGGAGAATCGCATATTTCATAGATCGGCTCTGCGACTACGCCATGGGGCTCGTGCTGGCGCTGCTGGCTGGCGTGGCTGCTGGGTTTGCTGTATCGCTGATCTACGAGTTGCTGCGAGAACTGGAGGTGGTATGACGGACTTTCTGCTTTTTGCCCAGAACGATGATCCGGAATTGCTGGAATGGCTCGCCAAAGCTTCTCAGGATGGCGGCGGATTCGTGGGTGGGGTCGCGCGCGCCGGACTGGTCGCGGATGCCGAGAATTATTCTCTGATTCGCCCGCTGCTGATGCAACTGCGGCGGAAATATCCGAAGTACGAACCCAGCGACGAAGTGAAGCAGGAGATCCGGGAGCGCAACGCATGAACGCTCACGATCTGATGGACGATATCCTCTTCGCGCTCGGCCCAGCCAATGAAGCCAACGCTTTGGTCTTGAGCATTTCTCTGCGCATCATCGCCGAGCGTGTCTACGACTTAAGCGATGCCACCGACTTCAAGCATCTGCTCCTGGAACTAGCGGACCATGCGAACACGGCCAGTAAGCCAAGATCCGGTCTGGTTATCCAGCGCGAGCTTCGGCGCTCTGCCGTGCCGGCCTCGCAGCGACGCTGGGACGATACTTGTAACAGGTGCGGTCACGTTCACCAGGGTCTGGCAGAGTGCGGCGAACCGATGGGCAGCGCCGGCATTTGTCGCTGCGAGCATGAAGCGACGCCGGCGCGAGGGAGTTTGCGCGCGTGACAGCGTTCTGGATCATTTGGATCCTGTTGGGCGCGGCGCTCGCCGCGGCGATCGACTATCGCGCATCGCGGCAGCCGGTCCCTTACGGAAGTTGGCCGAGTGGGATCAGCCTGACGCACATCAGAATCGCGCTTTACCTGGTCAGCATCGCTTTCTGTCCCATCCTGTTGGGGCGGTCGGCTAAACTGATCATCACCAGGATGGTGCGCAAAGAGAAGGTCAATCTGGAGCGGGTAAAGGCTTCACTCACAACACTCTGCCCGAAATGCGGCTACGAAATTCCGCCCGAGAAAGTCTCCAGAATAAGCTTCGATGAGATGATCTGTCCCCAGTGCAGTGCCCGGTTCGTCCCTGCTCGCAAAAGCCGCTAGGCGCTGGAAGTCGCGCTCCTCTCGTAACGGTCGTGGCACTTCGGTAATGAGGGGATTTTCATGCTCTCCCGCTATCTTTAATTCCGTCATCTCCATACCCGGTCGATGCCCGGCGCTTTTCAAAGCACCTTCCTTACCGGGGAGAAGTGCGCCTTCGGTTCATCCCTTTCCAACTCTCATGGCTGCCACTGATCTAGTTCCCTGCTTTTATACAGGGCAAGATTTCCGCTGGGAACGTCCTGCTGAGCTGCGCACCCGCGCTGAACTTCACGGGCTCAAGAAGGAAAAACTAGGCAGGTTTGATCAGAACGGCAGGATTTTTATTTTCTTCCAGAAGATCGCAGAGTGGGCAGAACAATGGTGGGACGGACCGATCGGCGTGGGCAACGTACTTCCCTTCTCGAAAGCTCACAACTACGGCGACAAACTGCACTACGAAATGCCGATGGCCGGCGATCGCACCGCGTACGCGAGACATCGACGAAAAGAGATCCACGTGTCATCGCGAGTTCTGTTTTCGCAGCCTGGCATCCAGTGGGCCAGCTATATGCGGTCGTCCGCGATCGCCGGCTAACCCTTCACGCGCTGAAAATGAAAGCGACTGTTCCATCCCGCTTAACAGTGACCTGTCTAGGCGGAGTTCACGGAGACTGCCGAAATGCAGCAGAGTGCGATTGCATTTGTCACCGGCATTTTTCGGCTGCGAAGCAGCGTGCCCGCGTGTATCGCCCCGCTCTTCTCCTCGCCGCGAGTGTTGGGAAGTCGGCGCGCTTTCTTGAACAGCGACGTCACATAGAAGCTATCTGGGAACTGGTTTCGAAGCCCATCAAATTACCCAACCGCCGGCGCCGCGAGGACCGCGAATTGCCTTCGAAAGTCGCGTAGCCGGATAGATGCCACACGCAATTATGTTTCCCGTTCAGCTCGACAACCCGCAGGTCATCGACCGGGCCGGCTTTTGGGTGGAGCACTTGAAGAATCCGATTCTGGGACGCGTACGATCGCGCCTGGGATGCGCATTGACTTCAAGCGGCTCGAAGATTTCCTCACCCATCGCCGCCACGCCGAACGACTCTTCTGTTTGCTCTCGGCCTGAGTGAATGCCGGCGGCCGCACGGCAGTGAACTTGTGTCGATTGCAGCGATCGGAGAGATTGTCGACTTCTGCATCGCGCTTACCGATGTCGTGCTGGCCGATCGCGATCACGCGCTCTCTCCTGACGCCGCGCGCATCTGCGCTCTGTTAATCACCATGCCCGGTCCCGAGATCCAGACACCCGTCGAATTTGAGTTTTATCGCCAGCAACATGGAGTGCGAGCTACGCGTGAATTCGATCGAGAATCGTTGCCTGGATTGAAGAAGTCGCTGAGCAAGGCGCATGACAATCTCAGCAAACAGGTCGGCATCAACACACGGTTATATGCGGCGCTCACCAAGGCGAACCGCTCGCTGCACTGGCAAGGTATCTGGGTGAAGATACTGACTACCACGGTTGCGGCGGAGTTCGTCGTAATCGGCTGGCTGGTTAAAGCGTTTCTCGATCACTTCGCTCGATGACATGCCTTTCCGCGCACCGATCGCCAAACGGCCAGGATCCGAGACTACTGCTCGCGATCGTGAGCGCACTCGCCGCGCTGCTGGCATTCGTCGCTTGTACGACTCAGCGCAGTGGCGCCAGCGAACTCGGCCACACGTACTATCGCGGGATCCCTTGTGCCAGATCGGGATCCTGTGCGGCGGCAACGCGCCAAGCACCGACGTCGACCATGACGTGCCGGCTGAGATCTACATCGCGAAGCACGGCGGAGATCAGCGCTACTTCTTCGACGAGAGCAACTTGCGAGGAGCGTGCCATGAAGACCATGCCAGGAAGACCAGCCTCGAGCGCCGCGGACTGTGGAAGGCCGACCGTGCCTAGGGGTAGGGGGGGTTCTTTCCGCCAGGGCCTGGCGACGGCGACCGCTGCTCAGATTCACACACATGGCCGCAGCAAAAGATTTTTCTTATAAATGGGTGGAAAAGGTTCGGGCGGTTCGAATCGTAAGCCGACCGCGCTCAAAAGGCTGCTCGGCAATCCTGGCAAGCGAAAGCTGAATGACAAAGAGCCGGCAGCACCGAAGGGCGTCCCAGAGATGCCCAGGTTTCTCAACAGCGAGGCTCGGGCTGAGTGGCGCCGCATCGTTCCGATTCTCTGCAACATGGGCGTGCTCACCGTCGCTGATGGAAAAGCTCTTGCCGGCTACTGCTCAGCTTATTCGCAACTGGTGAAATGCGAAGCTGCGATCGAGAAGTACGGCCTGATCTGCGCAACGCTCGATCAGTTGACCGGAGTCGCCGAGCTGAAGGTCAATCCCGCGGTGCGTATCAAGTCCGACGCGCTACGACAGATGAAATCGTTTCTCCTCGAGTTCGGCCTGACGCCGGCCTCGCGTTCCAAACTTAAAATCAATGCCAGTCATGACGAGCCCGACGCGCTCGACAGTCTCTTCGACGCGCCGGCGCAGCCAGCCCGCAAGCCGAACTAATCGGCCGAGCGCAAATCGCGAACCCGCTGCCTGGGATCTCTACGTCTCCGGAGTCCTCGCCGGCGAGATCCCCGCGAACCGCTTGATCCAGCTCGCGTGCCAGCGTCATCTCGACGATTTGAAACACGGCGCCACGCGCGGCATTTATTTCGATGAAGCCGCGGCCGCTCGCAGCAACCTATTTTTCAAGGTCCTGCAGCACTCGAAAGGTGAGTGGGCCGGCCAGCCATTCGATCTCGAATTATGGCAAGCATTTATCGATGCGATGCTCTTTGGCTGGAAGCGCGCCGATGGCACACGTCGATTCCGCGAAGCCTACATCGCGGTTCCACGTAAAAACGGAAAAACAACGCTGCTCTCTGGCGAAGGCCTGAAGCTGCTTGCGGCCGACGGCGAAGCCGGCGCCGAGGTCTATACCTTTGCGTCCACAAAGGACCAGGCGAAGCTGATATTCGACGAAGCTGTGCAGATGCGCAACGCATCGCCGCGGCTCACCCAACGCGTTGGCCTGGTCAAAAACAATCTTCACATCCTGGCAACGAATTCCCGCTTCATGCCACTGTCGGCCGACGATGAAACCCATCACGGCCTTAATGCCTCCGGAGGCCTGGCCGACGAGCTCCACGTTCATCCTTCTCGCGATCTCTGGGACGTAATAGCCACCTCTCAAGCCGCCCGCCGGCAGCCGATGATGATCGGAATCACCACGCATGGCTGGGATAGGCAGTCATTTTGCTATGCGCAATTTGAATATGCGCGAAAGATCCTCGAGGGCATTCTCCAGGACGATCGCTTCTTCGCGTTTGTCGCCATGCTCGATGACGGCGCCGATTGGGAGCTAGAGACTGAATGGCAGAAGTGCAACCCGAATTTCGGCAAGTCGGTGAAGGTTGAATATCTGCGCGAGCAGGCCACTCGCGCCAAGAACGATCCTGCGGCGCTTAACGCCTTCCTTCGTTTGCACCTCAACGCATGGACTCAGCAGGATGAGCGCGTCATCCTTCCGCACCAGTGGGCTCGATGTTCCGGTCCGAACTCCGAGGACCCTATCACTCTCCGCGGCCGCTGGCTGCAGGAACTCCGCGGCAAGAATTGTTTCGCGGCCTTCGATCTCTCCACCAAGCTCGATCTCTCTGCCGATCTTTTTCTTTTCCCAAAACAGCCCGGCCTCGAAAAGCCCAGAGTATTGCCATTTTTCTTTTGCCCTCAGCAAGCGATCATCGAACGATCGAAACGCGATCGCGTTCACTATGACCTCTGGGCGCGCCAGGGGTTTCTCATCCCCACTTCCGGCGACGTCGTCGACTACGACTTCATTCGCGAACATCATCGCAAGATGGCCCGCGAATTCCGGATTCAGAAAACCGCCTTCGATCCCTGGAATGCTACCCAGATCGTCACGCAGCTGCAGGGCGATGGCCTCGAGTTGGTTGAGTTCCAGCAGGGCTACCGCTCGATGTCCGATCCGACGAAGGAGCTGCTGAAGATGATCGTTGCGGCCGAGTTCGAGCACGGCAATAACCCCGTGCTTAGCTGGATGGCTGACAACCTGGTCGTTTCTACAGATCCCGCTGGCAACCTGAAGCCAGATAAGTCGAAGGCCAGGGAGCGCATCGACGGCATCGTCGCGCTGATCATGGCGATCGGCCTTTCGATCGCAAATCCGGTGCCAACCTCGCGGCCGCGGCTGAGAACGCTATGAACACGCAGCCCGTTCCCATCACCCGCCAGCAGATCACCGAGCTGAGGGCGAAGCAGAAGCGCGCGGAGTGGCACTCCGATGCGCTCTATGTTGCCGGCGCCGTCCTGGTCGCCGCGGGCGTGGGATGCATTCGTTCTTACCTGGCGCTGATCGCGCTCGGAGTTTTTTGCCTGGTCTTCCCTTCCCTTCAACTCGTGACTAGCTTCATCCGCGGGCTGCGGCGTTTGCCGGCCGCGCGACGCTAACAAAATGGGACTGATCTCAGAAACCCGCACGTCGCTGGAAAATCCGCAGACTCCACTTTCGTATCCCGCGGAATGGCTGCTCGATATTTTCAACGGCGGCCGCACCGACTCCGGAGTTCGCGTCTCGGAGATGACGGCCCTCCAGGTCACAACCGTCTGGGTTTGCGTCGAGATCAAAGCCGGAGCTATCGGCGCGCTCGATCCCAAGATCTTCGAGCACATTGTCAATGACGACGGCCGGCTGCAGCGGCGCATTGCCCACGAGCACCGCTACTGGGATCTGCTCACCCACGAGCCTAACCCGGAAATGAGCAGCTTCACGCTGCGTAAAACGGTGCAGGCGCACCGCATGTTGTGGGGCAACGGTTATATCGAACTCCAGCGCGATCGCAACGGCCGCATCATCGCCATGTGGCCGCGGAACCCGGCGCGCATTCGGCCTCACCGGGCTGAGAAGAGCATTCGCGTGGTCACCTCCGATGGCATCAGCTCGATCGTTGATCCCGGCAAGCTGGTGTACATCACCACCGAGGGCATGGAAACCGAGAGCATGGATCCGGAGAACCCCACGCCTGACCCGCAAGGTCCGCACGGCGATCGATACATTCTTCCCGAAGACATTCTTCACATTCCAGGGCTTGCCCTCGACGGCCGTATCGGCCAGTCAGTGATCCAGATGGCGCGCAACGCGATCGGCCTGGCGCTGGCGACGGAAAAGTTCGGCAGCAAGTTCTTCGGCAATGGCGCGCTCCCAATGGGGATTTTCAAGATGCCTGGCACGCTCTCTCCTGAAGATTACGAGACGTTCAAGCGCGAAGTGCAGGAAGCCTGGGGCGGCGAGAACGCGAACCGGCCGATGGTGCTCGAGGGCGGCGAAGATTATAAGCAGACGTCCACGGATCCTGATAAGGCGCAGGCGATTCAGACGCGTGAGCACCAGGTAGTAGAGATCTGCCGAGTGTTTAACGTTCCGCCGCACATGGCCGGCGTCACCGAAAAGACCAGCCGCGCCAATACAGAGCAGATCGGCCAGGAGTTCGTGACCTTCTCGCTCTCTCCGGATCTCAAGGCATGGGAGCAGGAGATCGATCGCAAAGCATTTCCACGCCCGACTGTGGGGCGTAGCGCCGGCCAGAAGTTCGGAGTCTTCTTCGATACGCGGCCGCTCACCATGCCGGCGGCGAACGATCTTCGCCAGTTCATCCAGGCGATGGTGCAATGGGGCGTATTCGAGCCTAACGATGCCCGCGAGCTGCTGCGCATGAACCCGCTCGAAGGCGATCCCTCCGATTCCACCTGGATGCAAATCAACATGGCGCCAACCGCGCAGCTCTTCGAGACGCCGGCGCTGCCCTCGAACGAGCCGGTCGATCAGCCCGATGATGATGACGAGGTCGCGCCGCCTTCAGGAAGTCCGAAAGATAAAAAGAAAAAGGCTGGCAAGCGCGGCGAGATCCTCGTGGCGCGGATCGCACGCGTATATTCCCGGTTGTTCCGAGACGCTTTTGGCCGCGTCACGGCACGTTCCGCGGTCGATCTGCCGGTATTTCAGCGCACTTTTCTACCAGTTTTTACGAGCATCGGCGAGGAGCTTGAGCAGCTCGCGACACAGCAGTTTGAGGCCGACACGGATCCGGACGGATTCGAAAGCTCCAGTTTCCTCGCCGAGTACCTTCGCACCATGCATCACCGCTTCATCAACGAGGCCTGGCGATCGGCCAATGGCCGCGCGCAGGAGATTTGTGACCGCGAGCTGCACCGGGCCATCCGCGCTATCGCGGTTGAGGTCTATCGCAATGCCGCGACCAGCAAAGCAAAAGAACAAACCGAGGTGATCCCATCATGATCGAACGCCGTTTTGTGAAAGGCGCCGAGGTCCGCGCCAAAAAGAAGGGCGAAGGCGATAAGGCCACGCCCGCGCTCGAAGGCTACGCCGCTGTTTTTGGCGAGGATTATGTTCTCTACGAATCGAAGTCCTTCCGCGCGATCGAGCGCGTCAAGCCGGGCGCCTTCTCCCGCGCGATCGAGGAGAAGCAGGACGTGCGCTGCTGCTTCAATCACAACCCTGACAACGTACTGGCCCGCACGACCAACAAGACGCTTACGCTCGAGCAGGATAAGAAAGGCCTGCGCTTTGAGGCCGATCTCGATAGCCGCACGCACATCGCCCAGGACGTTCTCTGCTTCGTCGAGCGCGGCGACGTGACCGGCTGTAGTTTCGCCTTCAGCGTCCGCAAACAGAATTGGACCGAAACTGAGGAAGATGGTTTCACCACTTACACCCGCGAAATCGAAGACCTTGATCTGTTCGAACAGGGTCCGGTCCTTTTCCCAGCGTATATAGGAACCAGTGTGGGGGCGCGCTCCACGCCGGCACTGCTGTCGGCCGAGTTGCGATCGGCAGCCTGGGCAGAAGGCCTGCCGGCGGAGATCCGCTCCAAGCTCGTCGCCCGCGCCAAGAAAAAAGAAGATGCGCCCGAGTGCAATTGCCGGTGCGTGGCTTGCGCCCGCGATAACGATTGCGACGGCTGCGTCGATAACATGGTCGACTGCGGAGACGAAGAGAATTGCCGCTGCATGGATAAACGCAGCGCGACTCCGAGTAGCGATAACCTGATCGACTTCGATCGAGCTCGCATGCAGGCCGACGTCGAGGCTCGCGTTCGCCGTCTTGGATTGCCCCAGCCAGAGCCGACACCGGCCAGTTAGAACACACAAACATTTCCGCTCTTTCCCCGCGCGCCGGATGCGGCTGTGGCGTGATAGCCACGGCGCGGGACGAGGGCAAACGCGCATCACGCGGCCGGCGGCCGCGCGAAGGGCGCGAATTCGAAAAGCCAAGGAAAACCACGATGTCACTGCAACGAATCCGCGAACTGAATGAACAGATCGCCAAGCGCAATGAAGGCGATCTACAGCCACTGCGCGTCATCCTCCGCGACTCCAAAAAGGAAACCGAGGTGCGCGAAGCGAAAACCAAAATGGATAAGATCCTCGACGAGATCGATGTTCTGATCGCCGAGCGCGACAATCTTCAAAACGACCTGAACCGCGAGACACGCCTCAACCTGGTGGATCCCAGCGGCCGTCGTGAAGCTCCGATCAGCGCAGCTAGCGGCGACAAGCGCGCCGCAATCGTTGCCTATAACCGCTCGCTAAAGCGTTACGGCGTCTCGGTGACGCGCGATGCCCGCGGCGAGATGGTTGTGCGCAATCACGCGCTCGAAAACGTCTCCGCCGAAATCCGTAGCCAGGTCGAGGACATGGAAGAACGCTACTGGCAGGCCTTCCGCAATCACTCGATCGCCGTGCTGCATGGCGACGCCGGCCTGTGCCCGGCGGAAGATCGCGCCATCATGCTGGGCCAGGTCGAGGAGTTCCGCCTGCTCGGCATCGGGGATGGTAAGTTCTCCCTCTCTGATCGCGAAAAACGCGACATGGGCATCGCCACTAACTCCCTGGGTGGCTACTTCGTGCCCCGCGGCTTCGTCTACGAGGTCGAGGAAGCCATGAAGTGGTTTGGCTCCATGCTGATGTCCAGCGAGATCATGGACACCGCCACCGGCCAGCCCCTGCCGTACCCGACCGACAACGACACCACCAACACCGGCCAGATCGTCGGTGAAGGTCAGCAAGTCTCCGAGCAGGACGTCACCATCGGCCAGATCCTGTTTGGCGCCGAGAAGTTCTCGACCAAGATGGTGAAGGCCTCGCTGGAACTGCTACAGGATTCAGCCTTCGCGATCGCGCCGTATCTCCGGAAGAAGTTCGCTACCCGCCTGGGCCGCATTCTCAACACCAAGTTCACCGTGGGCAACGGCAACAGCGCCAACCCGGGGGAACCCACCGGCCTACTCACCGCTGTCGTCGCGAACTGTACCGCGGCGCAACTGGCCAGCGCGGGCGTGGCTTACGGCACTGGGCTGTTGGCTGCCGGCAGCTCTGCGAACACGGGGGGCGCCGAAACTGGCGGCACCACGATCGGCTCGCAAGATCTTACCGACCTCGAGCACACGGTCGACCCCGCGTATCGCATCGGCGCCTCTTACATGTTCCACGATCAGACGCTGCGTTCCGTCAAGCGGCTGCTCGACAAATACGGTCACCCGCTGTGGAAGCAGACGATGGTTGCCGGCGAGCCCGATCGCCTGAACAACTATCCGTACTGGATCAACAATGACATGCCCACCATCGCGGTCAACGCGAAGACGGTGCTCTTTGGCGATATGAAGAAGTACCTCATCCGCCGCGTGAAAGAGCTGGGCGTGATCACTCTGCAGGAGCGCTATGCAGATTACGGCCAGGTGGGCTATCTGGGCTTCGCCCGCTACGACGGCAATCTGCTCGACGCCGGCACGCATCCGGTGTGCTTCCTACAGCAGGCCGCGGCCTAAGAACAAACAGCCATCGCCGCCCGCGCGATCGCAGCGCGGGCGCGCGTGGCTCCTCAGACAATTCAGCAAAAACAGGAGACAGATTCCCATGATCTTCGCAACGTTCTTACTCGGCGGCTCCGCAATTATCAAGTTGCTGGCCGTCATTCTCGCCGCAGGTGCGATCTTTGGCACAACGATCACCGTGGCTCACCCTCAACCGCTTATTCCAGCGAGCTCGCCCGATCAGGATACGATCGTGGCGCAGGCCGAGAATCTGCGAGCACAATTCGAAGTGCTCACCGGCACCACCGACGTCATCCAGGGCGGAGGGGGAGCACTCTCATCTCTCCCGTCCGTGGGGAGCGCGGTGCCGATCAGCGGAAAAAGCCTCATCAACACCGCTGGCGTTGACGCCTGCACTCTGGCGACTCCCGTCGCCGGGGATCCCTCACAGGGCGGCAATGACGGGTTAACGATCGAGGTCACCGATCTGTCCGGTCATGCGCACACCGTCACCACCGCAGCCAACAAGATCAACGGCAATAAGCACATCGCCACCTTCCCAGGGACCGTGGGCGCCAGGATTGTTCTGACCGCTTTCAACGGTATCTGGTACTCGGATGGCGGTGGCACCACGCTGAGCTAAGAGAGCATCGGCTCGGAAGAAACTGTCCGAGCTTTTGCAGGTGCTGCGTTTTTTGCCGCGCGGCACCTGCCTCCCTTATTCATCCGAAAGGAACTGTGATGACAACCGAAACGAAGCGCGAGGAGTATCAGCGCGAGATCCGGATCCGCGTGCGCGCCACTGGCCAGGTGATCGATATGGTCCCTGACGTCGCGCGCGCCATGCTTAACCTCGGCACCGCCGAACGAGTGGAGAGCGCGATGCTAGGCCACGCGGAAACCGCCGTCGCGCCGGCGCAATCGATTCCTGCCAAAGGCCGCGGCCGCAGAAGCTAGTTGTTCATCGAGTAAATGGCATACATCGTCGAAGAAATCGCGCCCGTTGCTGAGCCGCTCGTGCTCCCCGACGTGAAGAACTTTCTGAAGGTGAGCGTCAACAATGACGATGCCTTTATCACT